GTCAGTATTTACTGACCTATATTGAGTCTTGGCGAATTGCTTAGAAATCTTGTTTTGTGTCAGTAATTGACACACTATGAGCTATATTTGTTTTTCGTATTTTGCTGGGTGTAGAAAACACCTGCTGGGAGACCGGCTAAAAAGTCACAATCGTAAGATCGTATCATTTTAGAGATTTTTGGACACTACTTAACTAAAAATCCACACTGCGTGTTTGATGTGCAGTATGAACATAATTGAATATTAGATGTGGGGTTACCCACAATAACAACCCTAAGCTGGTTGTTATGGTTTAAAAACCTAGATTTCAATTGTTGTCATAGACTAAAAGGCCGTATGCTCTGATATAGAGCGATCCGGCTACCTTTATGGTTTTGATCAAACAATACATATATAAATTAATAAATAAAAATATAAAAAATAAAAGATAATTAAAAATATATAAAAATGCATGGTTTAATCCATGTTTTATAGGATATACTAATCAGTCCTTTACCACAGATTTAAAGCTGTAATTAACAGCTCCACGCGAGTGGGAAAGTCAATAGACTATAAATGAGAGTCCTGATGAATTGGACCATAAGCTTGAAGCGAATTCATCTATATCCGGACCGAGAGTTTGGATGAATACCCTTAAGGTGATTAGGGAACACCAGGTTGGAGGGGCGTCACTATTTGTGATATACCTGACCAGGCCCGCACATGGCCGCCCAATGGATGTATGCCTTGTACTTGTACAAGGAGCATTGTTACTACTGAAATGGTTGACTTACTGGATTCGAACCCAGTGTAGGATGATACCAAATTAAGTTCTTTGGGACATGAACTTAACCTTGTTTGCTTTTTAAGCAGACACTGGTTTTGTTCATTTTGTGATAATTAGATGCAAAATGAATAAGACTTTATTAAGAACAACAACAACAACAACAACAACAACTAAGAACGATCTCAGTCCGTGTAACAGCGTAGGAGACGTTAAAATTGAATGTGGTGTACAAGGCATGACCACTTTACCTAATGAAAAACAAGTAAATCGCGAGAAATATTTGCGAAGTAAGAAAAGTTCACAACGTTATAGTAATGAACATGAAAGGAAGCGGAAAGCCCGTTTGTATAAAGAAAGACTCCAGAAATTGACGCAAATTGTCTCAGGTGAGGATATCAAACCTCACGCTCTAGCGTTGAATGAACTCATGGAGTTTGTGCCTCAGAACGTAGGCATGTTTAATGATATTATGAAGTATCTTGCTTCTATTAAAGAAGGTACGGATGATAACATTGTATTTCATGTTGAAAATATTCTGTTGTTGTGCTACGATTTTTATAATTGTAAATCATATACAGATGTGTTAATTGCAACTATTAAGTACGTTAAGTATCATTTAAACGGAAAAAGTTTTGCACAACAAGTTTATGATGTCATTTATGTAATGGCTGAAGAATTTGACCTTGATGAGTTCGTTCCTCATGGTATGCAAGATATTCTTGATGGATGGAATATGATGAAAAGTAATCCAGTATTCCACAAGATTTCATATCTTGTTTCTTTGGCTATGTCCATTTCTGTTTGTTCTATGAACAATATTAAGTGGACACTTGATGGTCTTAAAATGATTCATGAAGTGCATAAAAGTGATTTCTTTTCTTATAAAGATATTGTAGATGCAATTATACATTCATTTACATGGATGTCAGAAACAGCCGTATGGTGTTTTGAAGCAAAATCACTTGCACCTATTTTGTATAGTGATAGAAAGTTACATGAGTGGACAGAAATGTGTACTTATGTTTTGTCACATGCAGATGCTGCTAAGGCAGGTAATGTTGAAGATATGCATACTTATGAACGTAAGTTAGATGAATGTATGCGTACAACTGCGAAAATGCAGGCTGCAACACCTTCACCTGCTGTGAAAGAAGTTTTGCAAAATAAATATGTAAAGCTTGTAAATGTGAAGCAAGATATAATTGCTAAGCATAAAAACACACAATTGCGTTTTGCACCATTTGGAATTTCTATATTTGGTGAATCAAGTATTGGCAAATCTAATATATCTGATTTGACCATGAAAACTTGTTTGAATGCAATGGGATATGAGGATGATCCAGCTGGGATTATCACTCTTAGTGAAGCAGATAAATATGATTCACAGTACACTTCTGATGTTATGGGTGTGAAGATAGATGATGTCGCTAATCAGCGATCTGAATTTATGCAAGAAGCACCTACTAGGAAATATATTACTATGTTTAACTCAGTTGCAGCGCAAGCTGTAAAAGCTGAATTGAATGAGAAAGGTACTGTTTTCTTCAACTTTAAAGTTGGAGTAATTACAACAAATGTGCGTGATTTAGATGCGCGTTTGTATGCTAACTATCCTGTTGCAGTATTGCGACGATTTGTGCATGTTACAGCTTCTGTCAAAGATAAATATAAGATCCCAGGCGGTGATAGTTTAAATACTGATCATCCTGATCTTGTAAATCACGATAATCCACATGAAATTTTGGATGTTTGGCAGTTTGACGTATTTGAGGTGATTCCATGTAAGGGAAAACCTGTTTGGCGTCCTATAGTTTATAATAATAAGGAGTGTAATGGCTTGAGTTTAGAAGAATATTTAGATGTTTGTATTTACTTGAGTAAGAAACATTCTGATAAGCAACGTAAGGAAGTTGAGAAATCAAAAGCGTTGGCAGAAATGAAGTGCTGTAGGACTTGTTCTAAATTGCCTCAGTTTTGCAAATGTGAAGCTGAACCTCATTCTGAAACTTTGTCAAAGATTATTTACATGGGAGTAAGAGATGGTGTTATTTCAGGACTGACTAGTTGGTGGTGGAAACCACTAACATCTTTGTTAGGTTCTGTTGTTTTACATCAATCAAAAGCTGCAACAAAAGTTTTGAGACAACAAATCGAAAGTGGTCTCACTACAGCTGTTCCTGTTGCTTCTGCTATGGTTCCTGATTGTATATATTATTCAAATATGTTTCAGTCAGGTGTGCATAAGTTCTATAAAAGCACACACACTTTAAGAAGTGACATTTTCCAGAAGATTCTTTGGTCTGTAACCCTTATGGGTGTATGTGGATCATTGTATAATAAGCACTATTGTGCTTGTTTATTCACACTTATGGCAGGTTATTGTGG